TTTATTGATAAAGCTCCTGATCAAGTTGCTCGTGCTAAGTTTTCAGCAATGCGTGAAAGGAGTATTGGGATTGGCGCACTAGGCTTCCATGCCTATCTACAGAAGAACATGATTGAATGGGAATCATGGCAGGCTACTAGTGCTAACATGAGAATGTTTAGACATATCAGGAGTAAACTTGATGAAGCAAATTTGGAATTGGGTACAGAACGAGGAGAAGCGCCTGACGCAGCTGGCACAGGAAAAAGGTTTAGCCATGTTATGGCTATTGCTCCTAATGCCTCTTCCTCTATTATTATGGGTAACACTTCGCCTTCTATTGAACCGTTTAGGGCAAACGCATATAGGCAAGACACTCTCTCCGGGTCTCATCTTAATAAAAATAAGCATCTGGTGGGAGTTATTAAAAATAAGATTGAAGCTGGGGAAACAAAACAGACAGAAGATGAGATCTGGTCCTCAATCATCTCAAATGACGGATCCGTACAGCAACTCAGATTCCTGACAGAAGAAGAAAAGAATGTGTTTAAAACTGCTATGGAAATAGATCAGCGTTGGTTGATTGACCATGCTTCAAAACGTCAGGAGCTTATCGACCAAGCACAATCTCTTAACTTATTCTTCCGTCCAGACGTAAACAAGAAGTATCTACACCTTGTTCACTTCTTGGCATGGAAGTCAGGACTGAAAACACTTTACTATTGTCGCTCTGAGAAGGTAGGCAAAGCTGATAAGGTGTCACGTAGGATTGAACGTGAAATTATCAAAGAGTCTGATATGACAGCCCTTGTTGAGAACAGTGAATGTTTGGCGTGTGAAGGTTGATCCAGGTAATAAACAGTACATATCCTCTGTTACCTCTGTTGCAGTTTTGTCAACACGCTATAGAGGACAAAAGGCCAAATGCTGTAAATATGGATCCCATTGACTGGGAAAACAAACCACATACGTTTTTATATTTACTGTATAAAGAAAAAAGATTTGATGGCCCTAAAGCAGGATACGCCATCCATATTGAAGGCAAAGAAATTGTTGCAGGTATGGGTTGGTATCCGAGCGATTGGGATGATAATATATATGTACAGTCCAGAGCATATACAATTCCTGGTTATTTAAAGAATACTAGTGTAAAAAATGCACCATTGACAAATGGCTTGACATGGTTCATAGAAGACAATACAATGTTACAAGGATATAAAGGAGGGTGTACTTCGGTTGAAGCGTACAACAAAAAAATTATTGACACTGCAATCAAATTAAATACCCCTAATAGATATCCTCTCTATCGGAAATCAGGAAGAATTGAATACAGAGAACCAGGTGTGAGAATGAGACAACAAAAATACGCTGGTAAATATAATATAAAAAACACTGAACAGCACGTTATGTATTTTCTATTTGATCCTACATACGAACAAGAATTTATAAGGAAAATAAATGAAAAAACTAACTGAAGAACGAGCTTACTTCAAACCTTTTAACTATGCTTGGGCATATGATGCCTGGTTGAAGCACGAGCAGTCCCATTGGTTACACACAGAAGTACCGATGGCTGAAGATGTAAAAGACTGGAAGAATAAGTTATCAAATGAGGAAAAGGCCTTTCTTACAAACATCTTTCGTTTCTTTACACAGGGTGACATTGACGTAGCAGGTGGATATGTTAATAACTATCTCCCATACTTCAAGCAACCTGAAGTCCGTATGATGCTTGCAGGATTCGCAGCACGAGAGGCATTGCACGTAGCAGCATACAGTCACCTCATTGAAACATTAGGTATGCCTGAGTCTACGTACAACGAATTCCTTGAGTACGATGCTATGAAAGATAAACACGAATACTTTATGGACTTATCAACAGCAGGAAAGGATACTTCTACTATCGCTACTAACATTGCAGCCTTCTCTGCGTTTACTGAGGGTATGCAGTTGTTCTCCTCTTTCATTATGTTACTGAACTTCCCACGTCATGGTAAGATGAAGGGAATGGGACAGATTGTTACGTGGTCAATTGTAGATGAAACATTGCACGCTGAGAATATGATTAAATTGTTCCGTGAGTATATAAACGAGAACATTGACATTTGGAATGACGACCTCAAAGGAAAGATATACACTATTGCTGAGAAGATGGTAGAACTTGAGGACAAGTTTATTGACTTAGCATTTGCTATGGGACCAATGGAAGGACTAGAAGCAGATGATGTGAAAAAATATATACGTTTCATCTGTGACAGGAGATTAATTAGTTTGGGACTAAAAGGTATTTTCAAAGTGAAAAAGAATCCTTTGTTGTGGGTAGAATCTATGATTAATGCCCCAACACATACAAACTTCTTTGAGAATAGAGCAACAGACTATGCACGTGGTGCCACAACAGGTACCTGGGATGAAATATGGGCCTAAAATGGCTACAGTATTACGCTAAGATAGCAACAGAAACAGCAAAGCTATCAACAGCAATCAAGCTAAAAGTAGGGTGTGTCATTGTAAAAGACAACAGGATACTTTCTATTGGTTACAATGGTATGCCCTCTGGTTGGAGCAACGAGTGCGAAACATCAACAGAAGATTTAGATTATACACTCACGTTTAATCAAAAGTATTTGAGAACTAAACCAGAAGTATTACACGCAGAGGCAAATGCCTTGATGAAGTTGTGCAAGTCAACAGATTCTAGTGAAGGTGCTACATTATTTGTAACACACTATCCCTGTATTGAATGTGCTAAACTCATTTATCAGGCAGGCATTTCTCAAGTGTACTATATAAATGAATACAACGCTTCAAAGGGAAGCGGATATAATTTTTTACGAGAGGCAGGAATAGAAGTATGTCAAATAAAACAACAGTAGAACATTATTGCGAGCATTGCGGTGTAGAATACATGGTAACATGGGATGCAGAAAACACTCCTGATGATCCTATCTTTTGCCCATATTGTGCAACAGGTATTGACCTTGAACTAAATTTGGGTGAAGATGATAAATGACAGACAAATGGCACGGCGGTAAGGGCTCCAGGTATCGCAAAGTAGATCAAGACAAATACAACGAAAGTTGGGATCTAATCTTCGGTAAGAAAAACAATATAAATAGTACATCTGATAATGAGGATGTACTTGATGGCGAAGAAGAAAACACGGAAACCGAAAGAGAAACAGATACATAGAGTTTATTGTACATATTTTCCTAATGGTGATTATTATATAGGATACTCAGGCAAGCCCCAAAGGCTCTATGAAAAATATTATGGTAGCTCCAAGTATGTTAAGGAGTATGAAGGTGAACTTGCAAAGGAAACTATTGCTGAGTTTGAAAAGAAGTCTTGGGCAAAGATGCAGGAGTTTTTATTGCAGTGGCAACAAAGACACGATCCTCATTGTCTAAACTCTATGTTAAATATAAGACTGAACAAAGAGCCATTAGCTGATTTTGTTCCTAAGGAGTGGATACCCAATGTTAAGACTTGAAAAATATAAAGACCGAGCAACCCTGTATGCAATGGGTCGCAGTGGATCTAAATCGTTATCCTATCACGTATGGGGATACTCATACAGTGATAGATTTCTAGATTATAAAAAATTTACTGTTGCAGAAAGGTTGAGACCTTTCGTTAGACCTGAAGATGTTGTACAGCTTAAAGTTCCTCAAGTATTAGTCCTTAGAAATCCCAAGGAAAGATTTATTAGCGGACACGCATTGTGGACAGCGATTGAAAAATCAAAATCTCAGTTGCCAAGACATTATGACCAAACTGTTTATTACCCTATGATGAATCATCCACAATTTAATAATTACGATAGATTCATGGCATATCATGGCGCACCTTTTCTACATAGAATTAATTGTGACATAACTTTTAAAATATTACCTTTTGAGAATTTGTCTGAGTACACGGACAAGAATGAATCCGGCCCTGGCCCGCAAGATCCTGGTTTGACAGAGAGGAAGTGGGTAGACAATGATTATGATTGGGATACTGAAATGAGCTTATATAATAAACTCATAAACGAAAAAGAACGGGTTACAGTAGAAGAATTCAACAAATGGTTTTCATAGCGCTTCTTCTGTGTTCAGCATTAGCAGTATCAGCAGTAGCAGGTTGGTTCTCAATAGTAGGATTGATGGCTATCTTCCCAGGTGTGCCTGTACCTATCTTAACAATGGGTATAGTGCTTGAAATAGCAAAACTTGTTACTGCCTCTTGGATATATCGTAATTGGGACACAGCAGCAATGCTACACAAAGTCTACTTGACTTTATCTGTAGTTGTGTTATCATTTATTACAAGTATGGGAATCTATGGGTTCCTATCTAAAGCCCACATTGAACAAACTATTACAATGGGAGGCGACAATGCTCTACAGATAGAAAGCATTGAAAGGAGAATAGGTAACGAGAGGCGTGTCATCACGGATGCTGAGAATGTCATTGCTAGTTTAGATGCCTCTGTACAAATTCTCCAAGACTACGATAGAATACGAGGCCCTGATGGTGCATTGGCCGTTAGAGCTTCACAGGCAGAAGAAAGACAAAGCCTCAATGCTTCTATTGAGCAGGCAATTCAGAATATTGAGTCACTTGAGGATGATTTACGGCCACTTAGACAGATGGCATTACAGCAAGAAGCAGAAGTTGGCCCGGTAAAATACATTGCGGCACTTATATATGAAAATCCTGAAGAAATGCTTGACAACACGGTACGAATTGTAGTAATATTAATAGTATTAGTTTTTGACCCATTGGCTATATTACTTGTGATAGCGGCCAATCAGTCATTACTACAGCGCAGAGGTGAGAAAATATCCTTTGTGACAATAGAAGAACCTGTCGAGGACTTTGGTATTAACCCTGATATTGATAATGACGGGACACCAGACTTAACTGACAATGAGTTACAACAGTTTAGTCGCCTGGACAGAAATTTAAGAAATAAGTTAGGTTGGTTAATTGATAGAAAAAGGAAAATAGATGATGAGTAGACAAGACTATGTTAACGCATTACAGTCAGGCGTGCGTACAATTACTTTCACAAAGAAAGACGGCACAGAGCGTGTGATGAAGGCTACATTACAGGAAGGCGTAGTACCTGCAACAACAGGCACTAGGACAGCTCCTGAAACTAACGTAGTTGTTTTTGATACTGAAAACAACGGCTGGCGTTCTGTTATCATTAATAACATTAAGTCTTTTGAATGAAATTTACAATCATAGGCAATGGGGCCTCTAGGGCCCCAATACCTTTAGATAAACTTAAAGGAACATTAGTAGGTAGCAATCATATCTATCACTACTTCAAACCAGACTATCTTACTATTGTTGATTATGATATGGTTAAAGAGGTTTTGGAGAGCGACTATGACGGACCAGTCTATTACCGTTATTTGAGTTTAACGAGACAAAATCTACAAGCAAAACACTCTTGGTACAGCCCTCCTTATATGCAATATAACTGTAGCGGAATAGCAGCCATACATTTAGCAGCAGATAAAGGGGCCACAGAAATTGACCTACTGGGATTTGATTGTATTCGTGGCCGTGTTCCTGGATATGGCCCACACCGCAGTAATGGTAAAATACAAGACCCAAGTTTCAATTTGTGGAGAGAAGTTTTAAATAATATATCAAAGATAGAGTATGATTATATAAAATTTCGTAGAGTTGTAGATGAAAAATGCTATCCCATTCCAAATATCCCCACAATCTCTGTAGAAGATTACATAAAATCGCTTGACATTTAAGTATTCTTTCTGTTATAATTAGTATTATGAATAGAAGGAGTCCATCATGGCAAAAACCAAACGAACCCGCAGCACCTATGTGTTGCCAGAACCTAAATGGGCAGAATTTAAACTGCTCACCGATAATGAAGAACGAGAGGT